GGCGTGTGTAAAATTTTACAAAAAAACGCCGGATATAGGCGCTTACTTAAGCTTATGTGTTTATAAAACGTACAATACAGAAAAGAAAGTTAATAAAATTTAAGCGTACAAAGGGATCAGAGAAATGGGCAGACCTAGAAAGAGCATAGAAGAGAAAAAAGAGGCGGGTACATATAACGTAACCAGAGACAAAGGAAAAGCTAACCTAAAAGTAAAGCATGGCATACAAGATATTAAAAAACCGCCTTACTTAGATGATAACGCTTGTAAGATCTGGGACTATATTGTGCCAGAGCTGGCAGATGAACATATAACAGCTATAGATGTGGGCCTGTTTTCTCGCTGGTGCTCTCTTTTCTCTGATTTTTGTCAAATAACCATGGCTATAAATGATGCCGGGTTACTTTCTGAGGATGCTGATACAGGCTTATCTTACGTTAATAACCTCTATGATAATAAGCTTAAAATATCTAACGGCCTTTTAAGCTTAGAAAAGCAGCTAGGCTTTACACCTGTTACCCGTAATAATGTAGTAGTGGCTGATAAAGAGGATGCTGATATGAGTGTATTTATGGAGTTATTAGCAAAATGATAAAAAAAAGCTTTCCTAAAATCACGCCTAAAATTACCAAAACGGCTACCCAGGTAAAAGAGCTGGATATAAATGCCATAGTACTTAGAACATCTAACACGGGCATTAAATATAATTCAAACCTAGAGAGCCAAAAAAGGCAGCTATCTCATGTAATGCAGAAGTTACCCGCAGAGGGTGAAAGTTACCGCTTTATATCTGGTAAAGAGGGTTTTAGCTCTTATGCGTTTATTGATTATGTGGCATGGGCAGAGGCTATAGATGAGCTCTGTATAGCATCGTTTAGAGTTGGTGTTTTTCAGGCAGAAAATTTAAAAATCTTACATGAAAGAGGCCGCCTAAAGTTTACCAGACTCTTAACCGGCAAAAGATTTACAGGCGGGTTATCTAAAGCTGATCCGTTTCCTGATGTAAAAAAGATATTTCAGGATCTTGGCTGGTGGTTATCTGATGTAGCTCATCACATGAAATTTTTTTTAATGCGTACGGCCCAGGGCAATTATTACACCGTGGAAACCAGCGCAAACTTGAACGAAAATCCACAAATAGAGCAGTACACTCTCACAAACAGTAAAGATATTTATGATTTTTATCATCAGGTATTTACTGCTGTTGAGGCCCGTGATGCCGCCGGGGACTAAGTATTTATGTTATGGCTGATAAAAACTATATAGAAATAGCTAAGAAATACTGTAGTGATGTGCTTGCCGGAAAGGTTAAAGCATGTAAGTGGGTTAAGCTTGCCTGTAAAAGACAAAAAAAAGACCTTGCTAAAAAAAACTGGGATTATAAGTTTGATGAGCGTAAAGCTGTTAAACCCTGTAAGTTTATTGAGCTCTTAAAACACATCAAAGGCCCTAAAGCTAATGAGTACATAGAGCTGGAACCCTGGCAGATATTTATAGTTACTACTATATTTGGCTGGGTTAATAAGGTTAGCGGGGTTAGGCGCTTTCTTACAGCATACATAGAGATACCCAGAGGTAACGGCAAAAGCGCTTTAGCATCAGGTATAGCTCTTTATCTGCTATGTGTTGATGGTGAGGCAGCGCCTGATGTATACAGTTTTGCCGTTGATAAAGAACAGGCTAAGATCGTGTACGGTGATGCCGCTGCTATGTGTGAGAATAATGCACCGTTAGTTAAGGCTTTTGGCATCAAATTACTATCTAACGCTATTAAAAACCTTAGAACTAAAGGCACTTTTAAACCTATGAGCTCTGAAATAAAAAAGCTTGATGGTTTAAACCCTCATGGGGCAGTTATAGATGAGTTACATGCTCACCCTACACGTAAAGTTTGGGACCTGGTTAAAAAGGCCATGGCTAAGCGTGCACAGCCGTTACTATTTGCTATTACTACAGCCGGTTATATCATTGATGGTATATGCGCAGAAGTAAGAACAATGGTACAGCATGTTTTAGAGGGGACTTTTGATTCGGATTCCGTATTTGGTATTATTTATACCATTGATGATGGTGATGATTGGGATGATATAGAGGCAATTAAAAAAGCTAACCCTAACTGGGGCATTAGCGTACAGCCCAGAGCCGTACTAGAAGAATTACAGCAAGCCCATTTATCTGTACAGTCTCAAAATGACTTTAAAGTAAAGTATTTGGATGTATGGGTTAACTCTAACCAGCAGTGGTTAGATGTTTCTAAATGGGATAAGACTGTTACAAGTTTGTCTATGGCTGATTTTGTCGGGGCACCGTGTATTATTGGCATGGACTTAGCGTCTAAAATAGACTTAGCCACTATAGTTATAGTTTTCTGGCGTGTAGAGTCTGATGGGCTTTTACACTTTTACGCTTTTCAAAAGTCGTGGATCCCGGCAGAAAGAGTTAAAAGCTCACGTAATGTATTTTATGCAAACTGGGTTAAGGCCGGGTATTTACATACTAACAGCGGTGAGATAACAGATTATACGCAGATAGAACAGGAAATTATAGAAATATCTAAAAATCATGATGTGTTATGCGTAGCTTATGATCCGGCTCAGGCAACCATGATAAGCCAAAACCTCATAAATGAGGGTATAACTATGGTAGAACTTACCCAGAATGTAAGAAACTTAAGCGAACCTATGAAACAGGTACAGGCATGGTTATACTCAAGGCGGTTACATCATGCTGATGATCCTTTATTCCGCTGGCAAGCCGGTAATGTTGTAGCTCATCTTGATGCTAAAGAAAACATCTATCCCAGAAAGGAAAAAGGCGCCGGCGATCCTAAAATAGATAGTATAGTGGCTCTAATTATGGCTACTAATCAAATAATACAAAAAGATATAGAAAATACCTATCAGTATTATAATAATATAGATAGTGATGAGCTTTCATTTACGGATGTGGTTTTCGATTTTTAGGCAAGAGGTGTTTATAAATGCTCTGGAACTTTATTAAATCTATATTAGGCTCTTATCTGGGCCCGCAGAGAACTAAGCAGATAAAATCTATAGTTGATGCTCAGCCCGGCGCTACAGTTGAGAATGAGTTACAGATCCCGGCTGTATGGCAGTGCATTAACCTTATAGTGAATACCTTTAAATGTTTACCTATAGATGTGCTTAAGGTGGATGATGATGGCAAGAAAACTTTAGATAAAAGCCACTACCTTTACACTCTGCTTAACTATCAGCCTAATCAGGAAATGACTCCCTCAGAGTTTAAAAGCGTGATGTGCCTTAACTATCTGCTTACAGGTAACGCTTATGCTCTTATTAACCGCTCTGCCGGTGGTAATTATGTACTCTCTATCTATCCTTTAGCCTCTGAACAGGTACAAGTAGTAAGAGAAAAAGGCAGAGTTATCAGATATGAGTATCTTAATGAGAATAACGAAAAAAGAATATATAAGCCTAAAGATATATTGCATTGGAAAGGGATCGGCAACGGTATTACCGGCTTAAGTGTAAAAGATTTTGCTAAGAGTACCCTCTCTGAGGCCGTGAGCGCTCAAAATGCCGCCGTAGATGTATTTAGGAACAAAGGAAAGTTACACGGTATCTTAACATCAGATAACTTTATGGATAGGGCTCAGGTAGAAACATTTTTAAAAACATACGATAAAATGAAAAGTGTTTCCGGTATTCCTATTATTCCCTCCTCGTTTCATTATCAGCAGCTATCTTTAAGTCCGGCTGAAACACAGTTACTAGATACAAGAAAGTATAACGCTCAGGATTTTGCCCGCTGGTACAATGTACCGCCGGCACTTTTAACCGGTGACGGTGATTTAACTGAGGCTCTTAGATTTTTCTATAAAGTACAGATGCTGCCACTATGTACCAGCTTTGAAGAAGTGCTATTTAAAGCTTTAGATCCTAGCGAGTGGACTAAGTATGAGATTAAGTGCGAACTCTCTAAAGTTAACCGTGCCTCAGATACTGAGCGTGCCCAGCTTAACGCTACTTACGTACAAAACGGCATAAAAACCCGTAATGAGGTACGCCGTGAAGAGGGGCTTAAGGATATGGATGGCGGTGATAAGCTCACAGCACAAACTAACTTAGCACCTGTTGAGCAGCTTGGGACTGAGAATTATGATCCCTCACAGACCTCTCAAACCTCTTTAACTACACAGCCTACTAAGCAATAATTTGAGGTGGTATAAAAAATTATTTAAATAAATGCAATTTGATAAAAAAAATTTATATAATTACTGTAGTGGGGTATTTGCATCTATGGATAAAATTTTTATTAAGGCTGATCTAGCAGTAGAAGAAAACACAGAGGAAAAAGGCCGTATAACAGGCTATGCCTCAGTGTTTAGTGTAGAGGACTCTTATAGTGAGGTTATTGAGCCTGGTGCCTTTGATTATGTGTTAAAAAACATAAAATCAGGCGTATCTAAGATGCCTCTAATGTTAATTAACCATGAACATTACAGCGGTTGCCCGGCCGGTATTTGGGATTTTCTTGATGTTGATGAGAAAGGACTAAAGATAAGCGGGCTGATAAATACAGAGATACAGGCCGCCGGGGATGTGTACTCTAGTATTAAATTTGCTAAGGATCATGGCTCAGATGCCCATATGGGTTTAAGCATCGGGTTTTATAAAGATTGGAACGCTTACAAGTGGGATAATACTACTGATGTGGGCCATATCTTTAATATATTAGAGCTGCCAGAGGTTAGCATAGTTAACTTTCCGGCTAACCCTAAATCAGATATAACAGATATTAAGCGTGATTCATTTCTTAAAGACATTGAGGCGCTTAATAATGTAAGAGATTGTGAAAAGTTCTTGCGTGATGCTGGTAACTTTTCTAAAAAAGAGGCTGAAACATTAATCTCACGCCTCAAAACGTTAAATAACTCAAAGTGTGATACTCTTGATGATGTTAGCGGGTACATGGATCTAATGTCTAATTTAGATTTAATTCTTAAACGAAACTAAAGGATCATTTATATGGATTTTGAACAAATTATCTCTAAGCTTAATGAGATTGATAAGAAGTATCAGGACTCTAACAGCTCATCAGAGCTAGCGCTTAAGTCTTTAGGTGAAGAACAGCATAAGTTAGCACAGGAATTAGCTAAGTTATCTGCTGAATGTCTTGAAATGCAGAAACGCCAGGAAAACTATCCGGCCGCTAATACTGCTGTTAGCTCTATCGGTGAAAAGTTTGTTAAATCTAACAGCTTTAAGAGCTTTAGCGAAAAGACCTCAAACCATGTTAGAGAGGCTTTTGATACTAAGGCAGCTGTAGTATCTACCACTACTACCGGCTTTACTGATAACTTTTTAGGTGGTGTACAGGCTATGCCTGGGATTATCGGTTTACCTCAGAGAAAGTTAGTTATTGAGAGCCTTATCCCTCATATCCCTACTACAGCCGGCTCTATGAGCATGGTTAAAGAAACTGCTTTCTCTAATAATGCTGCTGTAGTAGCTGAGGCCTCCTCTAAGCCTGAGTCTTACTCTACTTTTGAAAAGTATAATGTAGATGTAGAAACCGTAGCCCACTGGACTAAGATCTCTGAACAGTTAGCCGCTGATGCACCAGCAGTACAGGCTTTCATTAACACCCGTATGGCATACGGCTTACAGGATAAGATCGATAGCCAGTTAATTAGCGGTACCGGCACCTCCGGCCAGCTCTCAGGCCTCTTAAATATCGGTAACTATCATGATTATGGTGCATCTGTAACACCTGGCGCTAATGATACCTTAATTGACTTTGCAGCCAGAGTAATAGCAGAGTTAGAGGATGCTAAGTATGTACCTGAATACATCATGCTTAACCCTAAGGACTGGACTGATTTAACTCTGCTTAAGGATACCCAGAAGAGATATATTTTAGGTGGCCCAGGCTCAGCCTCAGAAAAATCTTTATGGGGAGTACCAGTAATTACAAGTAGCTCTATTACTCAGGGTAAGTACCTGATCCCTAACCTCTCATTAGGTGCTGCTATCTTGGATAGACAAGAACTAGTAATTGATATGGAACGTACACAGGATGACTTTATTAAGAACCTGTTAACAATTCGTGTAGAGCGCCGTTTAGGTTTAGCTATCCTTGATGCTAATGCTATTGCCGGCGGTAATTGGGAATTACCTAGCGGTGATTAACCTGTAAACTGAATAAGGCCCGGTAACACGGGCCTTTTATGAGGATAACATGATAATATCATTAGAGTTAATAAGAGAGCATGTTCATATAGATGCAGATGAGTTATCCGCTGAGCTGTTAACACAGTACTATAATGCCGCTGTACGCTCAGCAGAAACTTACATACATAGAGTATTAGTATCTGATACTGATACTAATGCCGTAGCCGCCACAGAGGACAATGTACCGGCAGATGTTAAGCAGTATCTCTTATTAACTGTAACGGATTTTGTAGAAAAAAGAGAAAGAGTTACAGAGAAAACACTTAGCACTTACTTTAATCACTTATTAGATCAGTATATAGATTACAGTTATTGAGAGTTTTAAAAAATGCTTATACCGGCGGGAACCTTAACTAAAAAAATAAGTATCTATAAAAGGGTTATTGATGGCTCTAAAAAGGGTTTTTCTGCCGTAAATTATGAGTTTTATAAAGATAAATACAGTGATTGGAAACAGTTAACAAGCCGTGAGCTGATGCGTAACCAGATTGAGTACAATATAGATATATTTACAGTACGTATCAGGCAAGATAAAAGCATAACCGTTAATGATCAGGTGCGTTATAAAGGCAGAGCCTATAACATCACATCAGTAACACATGATGATGTAGTACAGAGTACTATACTTACATTAGAGGGTGGTGTTACTTATGCAGAATGATAACGATCCCGCTAAAGAGTTTAAAGATAAGATAGATACGCTGCTTAAAGAGCTGGATGATAACCAGAGTGATAAGATCTGGAAAGGTACTCTCAGGCAGTCTGCTAATGTTTTAAAAAAAGAGATACAGGCAGCTTACCGGGCTCAGTTGCATCAGGGCAAATATAAGAAAAAAAGCACCGGCAGAACTGTACAGAATATAGCAGTTAAAGATGTGAGTAAGAAAAAATACCCGCTGAAAAAATTTGATATACAGTATTTGGCCGGTGTGCTGGATGAGGGTGAGGATAGCACTTATAAAGGTTTTGGCAGAGCGTTTACATCTTTCTGGTTTGAAAAAGGGACAAGACCTCACTCTAATACAAAAGGTGATTACTTAAGAGATAAACACGGTCCCAGAGGTAACAACATAATAAACGGGATACCGGCGCATTATACACAAACTGAGATACTAGAGGCTCATGCAGATAACTTTATAACAGATTATCAGCAGAGATTTTTAAAAAACTTAACTAAGGCGGTAAACCGTGCCAGAAATAAGAAATAAAACTCTTGATTATGCTTTCACCAGCTTAGCAGAGGTGGTTAAAGAAACACTGCCAGAGTATCTAAACGATGATAATGTAAAGATAAATATAGCGCCGGCAGCCGTTTTATCTCTGGTGGAAACGGAGAAAGTGTACGCAGTAATTACGTTTAGTAATGATAATAGTGTTACTGAGGCTGTAGATAGAACTGTACCAGTAAATAGCAGAGATTTTGTTATCTACATAGGGTCCCATGATAACACTGAACTTATTAAAATGTATGATGAGTTAATGAGCATTGATCCTAACACGGGGCTCTATAAAATTTGTGCTAAGGGTGGCGCATATTTTGAGCTTTTGAATGTGAAATTAGGCTCAAACCCTTTTATAATTTATGATACAGGCTTATGTGAGCTTGTTGTTAATGTTACTGTAACTAACTAAGGAGGCGTAAATGCCAGATTTATCTACAGATTTACAGCCGGCCCGCTATGCCTATGTGCCTCAGGATGGTATAGTTGGCGGTGAAACTCAGGTACAGTATAGTACTGATGGTGAAACGTGGGTACCGCTTAGAGGTGTAACCGCTTACGGGGATACCGGTGAAACTGCCAGCTTTATAGATCAGACTACTATAGAGGACTCTGATAGTCGTTACTTAGCCGGCAAGAGTGATACACCAGATAAAACTATTACCGGTTATCTGTATCCTGATGATGCTGAACAGGCGGCGTTTTTAGAACTCGCAGAGCAAAAAGCTAACGTGTTAATGTCGATTTTCTGGAAAAGCGGAAACGCTGTTACTTTTGTTGTGGCTCTTGGTGGTCGTATCGATCCGGAGGCTAATTCTGAATCAGTGTTAAGCTGGCAAGTTAACGGTAAGCAGTCTGGCAAGGCTAAGCGCTGGTCCGGCTTAACTGTTACTGTACCTGAGGAACCTGTAATACCGGGTACGCCTTAATAATTCTTAGTCATTGTGGCGGTATAGCTTATACCGCCTTTTTTATCAATTCAGAGGTTAAAAAGAGATGGATTTACAAGAATATTTGAAAAGTGTTTCAGATAATGAAACAGTAAAGATCCCATTAGGTATTAAAACTAAAGATAATACAGATGTGTATATTAGGGTGCTCAGGACTCAAAAATGGGCAGATTTTCTTAAATTTGTAACTGAGTTTACTGCTTTAGAGGGTAAAACCGATCCCGTATCTCTCAGAAAGAGTAAAGAGTTAACTCTTGAGATGGTGTGTAAAATGGTAGTTAATGATGATAATGAGCCATATCTAACACCAGAGGCGTTAGCATCTATGCCCGCTATGATGGTGGCTAAGATAGATGCCGCTGTATCTAATTACATTTTAGAGGCTGGAAAAGCTGAAAATGTAGAAAACCTAAAAAAAAATTAGGTGATGTAACTAACTCTAATTTGTATTTCTCTCTAGAGCTTGCCCATGAGTTACACCTTTCTCTTAATGATGTTTTAAAAATGTCAGTAAGTGAGGTGCAGCTGTGGCAAGCTTTCTTTTTATGCAGAAATGAAAAAATAAAAGCTGAATATGATAAAAACACAGGTGCTAAAAAATCTGTATCAGGTAAAAAATTTACTCATACTTACAGTATTGATAATGAGGATGCTGTAAAATCTATATTAGATAGGCATGTAAAAAAATAAGAGGGTGATGTTATGGCCGGCAAAAATCTTAGCGCCTTTTTAACAGTGGATTTAGCCATGAATACCACTAAATTTAAGCGCTCTATAAAAGGTGCATCAGAAAACACACAGGCGCTTTTAGTGGCCCTCAATAAAGTTACTCTAACAGCTAAAAAAACAGGTGCCGCTCTTATTTCAGTGGGTAAGAGTGTACTAGCTTTGGGTACCGGTACTGCCTTAGCCGGTATATATGCTTTATCCCGTGGGGCCTCAGATAGTGTAAAAAGCTTTGAAGATATGCGGGCTAAGCTCTCTGGTGTTACCGGGGATCTCAAAACAGCGGAGGCGGTATTCTGGGAACTTAACGCCCTAGAAGATGAAACGGCCCAGAGTACTCAGGACTTGGCAGATGCGCTGTTATATCTTAATAAGTTCGGTGTTAATGCTACATCCTCGGATTTAAAAAACCTTTCTGCCACTGCTTTAGGCCTTAATAAAGACCTGGCAAGCGTAACAACCGCTATAGGAAAAGTAGCCCAGGGCAGATACCAGGCTCTTAAAGAGCTGGGTATAGGTGTGGTAGAGGTGGGTAATTCTTTACAGCTATCATTTAAAGGCGCTACCACAGAAGTGGAAAAAAGCGCAGATGCTGTTAAAGGATACTTATCTAATTTGGGTAAAACTCAATTTAGTGAGGTATTAGCCGCTAAACTTAATACAGTTGATGCGGCTTTAGGCCGTTTTAAAAATGCCTGGGGCAGTTTACAAACTGAAATTTTTAGATCTGATGGTTTAATTGGTCAGACTTTCCAAAAGATACTTAATATAGGAACTGAGGCGGTTAACGGCCTTATAACTGTATTTAGGTTATCTGGCGTACAAAAAGCTATAAAAGAGTCCGCTGAAAGTATTTTTAAAGTTTTTCAGATGCTTTATACCCAGATAACCGGAAAAACCATTGATTTTAAAACAAGCTGGGCTGAAATTTGGTTAAACCTGTTTAATGCTGTAGATGAGTTTCTTGCTAAATTCAAAGTATTTAGTACCGCTTTGATAGGTGCTTTTAAGATAATTGCCGGTGGTGTAAAGGATTTTCTTATAACGCCTATTATTTCTGGCATACAAGTACTTAAAAAAGAGCTGGCAGATATAGCTGAGTTTTCTATAAGTGACAAAATAGCTAAAGGCTTTGAGATGTCTCCCGCCGGGCGTATGATATCCCAGATTAAAAACTGGAAAGGCGGCTTTTTCCAAAGTGAGGTAGAAAGTTATACAAAACTTGTAGATAGTGTTGTAAATGAATATGAGAAAAACGGATCGGCTCTTGATGCGGCTTTAAAAGATAATGCTGCTGCCATGGATCAGGCCTCAAAAGATTACGCTAATACCCTTAATGAAATTAACAAAAGAAATGAAGAGCTAAAAGCTCAGTTAGCTAAAGAGGGTGGTAACACCTCAGTACTGGATACCCTTTTTGGAAACTTAACCGGAACTGGAACCGGCTCCGGAACTGCTGCCGGTGCGGCCGGAAAACTGAAAAGTATAACTAACACTCTCTTAAATGAGTGGAAAAGCTTTTATAAGTCTCTTACAGGTGAGGCTAGAAATAGTCTTTCAGAGCGTCAGAGGCTAGAGCTTGAATACTCAGAGAAAACCCTAGAGCTAGTAAAGTACAGAGCTGTAGCCGGTGCTGAGGAAATTGCAGAGGCTAAAAGGCTTATAGATGCCGCCTATCACGATAAAAAGAAAGAATTAGAGCTAAATGCTTATCAGGAATACTTAAGTATAACAGGCCAGGAAACAGAAATACTTAAATTAGAAACTGAGAAACGTATAGAGTTAATCAGACAGCTCTATACTGATGAGCTTTTAACCTCACAGCAGTTTATAGAGGCACAGAGTCAGCTGATAACTGATTATTATAAACAGGCTGGCGCACAGCGTAAAAAAGGCGGGGATCATCTTTTAAGTGAGCAGAATGTAGAAAGAGTAACGGCTTTGAAAGATGCTACTTTAAGCCTGGCGGATGCCTTTGGTGATGCCGCCGGGGCTATGAGTAAAGGATCTGCCGCTTATAAAACCCTCTTTGCTATTCAAAAAGGCTTTGCAGTAGCCAGCGCTACCATGAACGCTATTTTAGCCTGGTCACAGGCATTAAGTGATCCTACTAACCCTAGCTGGATAGCTAAACTGGCGCAGTATGCTAACGCCGTGGCTCTTACTGCTAATATCTTAGGCCAGCTTAAGAGCATACAGATGTACGATAAAGGCGGTTACATTAAGCCGGGTGAGCTGGGGATCGTTGGTGAAGTGGGGCCTGAACTTGTAAGAGGGCCCGCACAGGTAACAGGCAGAAAAGATACAGAGGCATTACTTAAGAGCAGCGGAACCGTTACAGTTAACTTATATGAGGATGCTGAGCGTGCCGGAACGGCAGAAACATCAGAAACAGATGAGGAAACGATAGTAAATATCTTTGTAAGTAATATCCGCCGTGGCGGTGAGGTTGCCGGGGCATTAGAAAGTACTTACCAGTTACAGCGCTATGGAATTTAGAGAGGTTTAGTAAATGAGTTTAGTTAAATACCCTGATGTACTGCCACTACCTTTACAGGCAGATTACTCTTACAGCATAGCGCCTAATGTTAAGCGCTCTACCATGTCGGATGGCTGGGTAAGACAACGTAAAGTAACATCTAATACACCTAACTCTGTTAATGTTTCTTTTATGTTTACGGAGTCTGAGTATTGTGAGTTTATGCGTTTTTTTACAGAGGATATAAATGATGGGGCGGATTGGTTTTTAATGCGCCTAACCTCTATTATATCTGATGCTGAGAATACAAAAAGCTTAGAAAACGTTGAGAGAGCTGTAAGAATACAGAGCGGTAAGATTAACACTAAACTTAATTTTTATGATGGCCGGTACTCTTGGAAAGTTACAGCAGTTTTAGATATAGATGTTAATTTATCTCTTAGAAGTGCTGCCGCCGTTGTAGATTGGGATAATAACTCTCAATATGATTTAGAAATTATTTTTAATGGTGGCTTGCCGAAAATCAGCGGGTTAAAAAAGTGTTTTTTAGCATCCGGGTTAGTACCTACCGGGGCAGAAGAACTAGAGCCGTGTATAATTTTAGATGATGATTACAACAAAATAGGTATAGACTTTTACACAGAGGCATTAAAGCTTAATACAGATAGTAATAAGGTTTTAGAGATACAGAGCGAGTACACAGGGTTTAGCACTTATACATCATCAGGTTATTACTTTTTGGGCAGAGTGAGAAGTACGGAGCCTGGGTATGGTTTGGGGTTAACAGCAACCAGAAATAATAGAGCGGATCAAGGTGAGTACACCTACAGTGGAACGTTTAATTGCATTAATAGTTTAGGTAGAGATGTTTCCTTAAGTTATCCCTCTCCGACAATAACACAGAGAGTATTACCGATAGGTACACCTATAAAGCGCCGTGATGTACTAATCAATAATGTTACTGATAATACCTGTACATACTACTGTATTTTTAATAACCAGATAGCCGCTAAATTTATATATACAAGCTGTATAACTCTTTCTGCTACTTTATATCAAATAGGGGATAGGCGTAATAACGGCGATTATCAGAATATAAAACTTAAATCAGTAAGGGCTGCTAATCACTTATTAGAGGGATTGCCGGATGATTAACTCTTTAAGCCAGGTGTACGCTACACTAGATACCTCACCAGTTATAACACTGGACTTTACAGGTGATAACTTTAACCGCCTTTCGTTTGTACTGGGTAATGATGATATAACCATAGATGGTGTAACCTATCAGAGATCTAACTTTCAGGTAAGCTTACCAGAAAGTAATAACAGTGGCTTTTCTGATATAAAAATACAGGTATGTAATGTTAATAACCAGGTTTATGAGCATCTTAAAGAGGCTATAGATAATAATATAGTGTTGTCTGTACGGCTCTGCTTAAGGTTGCCTGATACACTATCTATAGATTGGGTAATGACATTAGATATTAAAGGCTTAGCTCTTAGAGAAGATAAAGCAGAAATAACAGCAAGTGCTAATGATATTCTTAACTGTGAGTTTCCTAAGCTCAGATATAACGCTCTTAACTTTCCGGGTTTGAGGTACATAAGCTGATGGATTTAACGTATTATCTAAAAATCTGCTACACACATAAAAACATCGGGTACCCTCAGTTAAACTGTTGGGGCCTTGTATGTGAGTTTTACCGCCGTGAAAAAAATATCATTCTGGAGCTTTTTCCTAGTGAAGATATGCGCACATTAGATAAATGTTATTTAGAGTACCGTAAAGCATTAAAGGAAACACAAAAAAAAGATAACTGTATAACTGCTTTTTTTAAGCATGGTGTTTGTGTGCACTGTGGCATATATCTAAGAGATAACAGGATATTACATACAGACAGATGTACAGCGGTACAGCCATTACATGAGATTTTAAAGATAAAAAACTATGATGAGGTAAGGTTTTATGATGCAGCTTGATGTAGTAATGTTTAGTGACCTTAGCAGAGTTGTAGAGTCTCATACTTATGATTTACTTGATATGACCTTAGCAGAGTTTTTAGCCGCTGAGGTTAAAAATTATGATGCCGCTAAACCTGTGTACTTTAGTGTTTATGCTGATGGGGTAAAAATTCCTAGTGAGCTCTGGCCTACATTCAACCTTAAAAGCTGTAAAAGTCTAAAGATAGTGTTAGAGCCTCTTGGGGACCCGTTTACATGGATTGCCATAGTTGTGGCTATAGCTGCTGCCGCTTATAGTGCGTACCTCATGCACAAAATGACAGCCAAAACAGGAACCAGCACCAAAACAGGATCCTCTATCTATGATGTTAACGCTCAGGGTAACCAGGTAAAACTAAATGAGGTGATACCTGAGCAGTTTGGGTTAATTAAAAGGTTTCCTGATTACATAGCAGATACACACCGATTTTATAAGAATAATAAGAGAATTTTGGATCTCTCACTCTCTCAGGGTGTAGGCTCTTTCTCTCATACAGATAACGGATCGGATATGTACTTTGGGCACACACCTTTTAACCTGTTATCAGAAAAAATTAAATATAAGGTATTTGAGCCCGCAGAGCCGTTAGCAGAAAACTCTATAGATACTGAGCTGGGCTGGTGCTGGTTTAACAGCTTAGAGATCTCTGCCAGTGGTAAAGAGCTGGATACACCTAAACAAAATACAGATGATACAGAGCTTATCTGGTGCTTTTCTGATTTTGTATTGGTTATGGATTCTGATACCAGACTCTTTAAAGATAAGCTCTGGACTGAGGGTGATATTTTAAAAATATTAGCACCATCTAAAGTTGTTATGTTTGGTGACTCTATGCAATATAGAGCGGATGAGTGGGTGTATAGAAATACCTCACCTTTATCAGACTATGAAACAGAGATAAAAGATGATATAGCTGGTCATTCTGATAGAGCTAATTACCTCTGGGGGCCTAATCATGAGATCTTAATGAGTATAATCGCAGAAGAGGCAGCTCAGGATCCTACTCATTCTACATACGGGTTATTTAGTGGTAACCACTATAATGATAGTGGTGTAGGGTACATAAGCTACTATGATAATAATGATTTTTGTGATTGTTGGGGGATTGGCCGCCTAAATTATGATACTTACTGTAACGCCGATTATTTTATAAGTCTTGAGGCAAGTGCTTTTAATTTACCGGGGACCTCATGGCCTAATAGTAAAGCTTTTGCTGCCTTATGGGATCAGTTAACAGATCCTGATACAGGTAATAATACCACAAATTCAATTATAGTTAGATGTAAGTACGGTTATCAGTACAGGCATAATACAGGTGATAGGCTTTATGGCGCTTATATACTTGATACTTATGTTGAGTTTAAAGCATCTATAGCTATGTGGGACTATGCGCCTAGTTACGTTTCACCCGGCACGGATTCTCAATTCTGGCGCAGAGATGATACTAACGCTACCAGCGGGCAAAATCTTGTTTCAGTTAAAAATAGATGGCTTGCTAAAACAAGCTTTAACACTTATGGCCTTTTTAATCGAGTAGGTGCAGTACTACAGGAAAACAGCCGGCCATATATTAAGATCCCTTACGGATATAGTGATTATGATGATGTGCCGGGGTCTTTATCTTATTATACTTATGCTTTTCAAACAAATATACAGTTACCTCATAGAGAAGAGGGTTTTTATCGTGTAGTAGAAGTTAAAGAAATTAACGGAGCTAATGTAAACTTTTTTTATGCTTTCTGGGGTAGTAACTACTATATACCGCAAGAGTATGCTAGCTTAGAAAAAAGAAAATTTAAGGCATATATAGTTAAGAAATGCGATGAAAACGGAAATATAGATCCTAACTGGCGTACATTCCGAAACTCTTATACATGTAATTTAGGTGGTGACATAGTTAAAGATGATGAAACCAGAGAAGAGGGTTTTAATATTTCTGTATTTGATCATGTAAATGCTTAACACAAATTATATAATTTAATTAAGTGTTAAGGGCGGGCGCTATGAGTACTTTGGTAAGAACAAGCTATTATGAGATAAATCACTTACAGACTTATACTGAGGCTGATGCAAAAGATCAGACTCATTACAGGGCAACGCCTATAGGCGCCGCCACTGATGTTATAGAAGTTGATGTAAATATGCCCTCAGGCATTTATAGACTTTCTGATTCCGGTGATTATAAGAGCTATACAATAAGATATGAGATAGCTTATAAACGCTTAGGCGCTGCCGCCTGGACTGTAAATAAGTATGAGATTACTGGTAAAACACCTGATGAGATAGGGTTTACACATCGTTTTAATGTTTCTTACGGTGTGTATGATGTAGCTATGTACCGCCTTACTACTAAAAGTAATGACTCTCAAATAATGGATAAGCTTTTCTGTAATGGCTTAAAGAGCGTTATAGCAAAACCAGTAAGCTACCCTGATGTAACTGTTATTCTTATGAGAATTACCGGAGATCAGGTTTTATCTGAGATGAATGAGAACCAGTTAAGTACACTCTGGAAAAGAAAATTACAGCCGTTAACAGGTGGGGACTTAGAGAGAACTGTATCAATAGCACCGGCAGTTAAGTATATAGTTAACAATTCAAAATACCCAGATATATTAGATGATGCCGCCTTAATTGAGTTTAATAAAAAATGGGAGTTACGTGGCTTAAATCTTAATGGGGTACTAGATAAAGATAACACCCTCTTAGATGTGCTGAGAGATGTGCTAAATGTAGGTTTTGCTGAGCCTATTGTTAAGGGCGGTGAGCTTACATTTACTGAACAGGGTATTAGAGATAACTTAGATTTATCTTATGTTTTTCAGCCTCAAAACATGTTAGAGAGCCCGGCATTAACTGTAACTCTGCCTAAGTCTGATGATGTTGAGGAAATTGTAGCAGAGTATATGAACCCAGATACCTGGAAAACGGATCAGATATATGTGCACTCTGCCGCCTCTAATGATGGTGATATAGTTATAACTGAGTATCCTGTTTCAAAGTACCAGGATAAAATTAGCCTTTTTGGTGTAACCTCTAAAAATCAGGCCATAAGCATGGCCGCCAGGCGCCTCAATTATCTCAAATATACTAAATTCACTGTAGATATTAAAACGGAGTTAGAGGGCCTTAATGTATCTTATAATGATTTTGTAGGCGTGTACATTGATCAGGTTGTTAACACGGAAAAAACAGGTAGAGTTTTAGCTTACTACCAGCAGAGCAAACAAATAATACTATCTAATGTTACAGAGTTAACGGCAGAAGAAAAAAACAGCCTCATTATAAGAGATACAGCCGGTAAACCTCACATCTGTAAAGTAACTGATACAGAATTAGTTACAGATGCCGCCGGGCTAAGCCGTTTAAAGTGTACCCTTTTACATGAACTGCCTTTTTCCTGGTCTAAACTCTATGGCTCAAAATTTGAGTATCCATACTTTGTAGCCGGTACCAGTAACCTCTTATTATGTTGGGTACAGGGCGTTACTAACTCAGGTAATACCTGTAGTATCAAACTGGTTAATTATGATGCCAGAATGTACAAGAAAGATATTTATATGTTTGGTGGTTGGGGCCACTGCCCATGGGGTCATAGTGCATGGGGCCACGGTTATAGTTAATTTTTATCAGATTAACAGAAAAATAAATTATATTTATATATACTTAAGATTAAAGTTAGAAACTATAGGAATTGTTAGAAATGGCCAGGCAAGTGTTAGATAACGGTGTTATTTTACCCTCAGAGTTTTCTGATGATTGGTATGAGGACATGACAACAAACCTCACTAAATTAGATGAGGTGATCGGCTCTGATGCTGAAAAACTAGATGAGACTGATGTAGGTGAGGCGGCTATATCTAATGATTATGATGATTTAGATAATAAGCCGGATTACAACGTGCTCAGGCGTGCCGCCGTGACTTTAACCGCCGGTGGTACAGGTAACTACTCTGATTTAGATAGTGATAGCAAAATTAAAGCCGGTGATTATGTTTTAGATGCCGATAACAAGCTGTACAGCATAACCGCCATAGATGCCGCTAACAGCACTTATACTGTTTCTGCTGCCGCTCTGTTTACGGTTACAGATAAGGCTGAGCTGGGTGCTGCCGCTTTATCAAATAGCTATGATGATCTTAGTAACTTACCTGGTTACGGGATCCTTAGATTCTGTAGCACGGCTATTACAGATAACTCTAGTGTACCTTTTGCTAATATCAGCAGTGTAAGTAAGATTGCCGCCGGGGACTTTTTGTTAGATACAGCAGCTAAGTTATATACCGTTTCAGCTGTTGATACAGTTAATCAGGCTGTAAGTGTTACTACTCCGCTCACACAATTAGCTGTTGATAGTTCAGTTGTTCACAATACTGGTAATGAAGATGTAAACGGAATTAAAACTTTCAAGGATATGATTCCTATTGACGGTGATTACTTAGGGAATGAGGCAAGCACTAATCAGAGGACAAATATTTGTCTCCGTTCAAATAGGGATACTGCTGATAAATCAGGTGCTTATATTACACGTTTCAGACAAAACAGATCGCAAGGTGCTCTACAAACTGGCGATTTACAGATGATTGGTTTTGATGTTCTTGAAAATAAAGTACGAACAAATAATGTACTCTCTATTCAGTGTACTGGTTGGCTTGATGATGTACCGCAAAAGGTAGATATTGTTAGTGGTGCACAGTCTTATTCTTACGGTAACTCTGCAAGAAAAGCCTTATTTAATGATTTAAATCCTGGTGCTTTATCTCTGCCTGATTTAAATAACGGTGTTGACATTTCAGGGTCTTTAGATGTTTCTCGATCTAGCATAAATACATATATACCGCCTAGTGACGGATATATTTCTATTTTGGGTAGAGGGTCAGTAACAAACGGTATCGTAATTAAAACAGGCTCATTAATTGCTAGTATGGGTCAATCGGTTTTGGATTTTGATAGTACCGATAGAGTAAGTTTTTGTTTGTGTCCTGTGTTAAAAAATAAGACTGTTACAATTTGGCTTAAATCTGTAACTTCGCTAGATAGTGCTAAATTCTTCCCATGTCAGGGAAATGTGTAATAAGGGGTTTTTATGTCAGAAGAAATTTTAAATGATGAAGTTCAGGAAACTGAAAAAACTGTTAAAAGTTATGATTTTCCAGAGGGTACGATCTTTTATCAGTATCTTATAGAGAAAGATGGTTATAAGTGGTTAACCGGTGTAGTAACAGATCCCTCTTTAGCAGATGCACTAGGCTTTTTAGATAATCACTACAATGATAGTGAGTTAACTTTAAAAAATGGTATTTTTTATCTTAATGGGTATGTAAGGCCTGATAAGACAGAGGCAGAGTTAATAGCTGAAAAGGCTAATCAGATTGATAAAGAGCTAGAGGCTCTTTTAGATGCTACTGTACATCAGAGAAATTATAAGAATGTTGAAAGCTGTGTAAGTTATTTCAATAGTACAGATGATAAGTACAGGGCTGAGGCTATAGCTGTTAACCGCTGGCGTGATGATCTATACAGAACAGCACAAACTGTATTAGATGATGTAAAAGCTGGCCGTATAGATTGGCATGATGTGGATGTAAATTATATTGTTAGCCGGGTAGATCCATTAGTCTGGTAACCGTTAAAAAAATAAATTGTGAGGCACTTTAGATTATTTAAAGTGCCTTTATTTTTTATGACGGTAATGCGATATGATTTTTAGTGAAAGAGGAAAACAAAACATATTTTTTATCGGTCAGAAAGTGAGGAGGAAACTATGACGGATGAGATTATGCACACTGTAGTCCCTAGCGGTAACGGCTGGGGTGGTACTGCCTTGGGTGCGGGTGTTGGTGGCCTTATCGGTAGCTGGTTAGGCGGTAACGGTTTTGGCGGTTTTGGTTATAACCGTGGCGCCGGTGCGGCTGTGGGTTACGATACCGGTGTACTTAACGGGATCCAGAGTCAGCTTAACGGGCTCTCTAGTCAGATTAACAGCGCTGATAGGGACTTTTTGATGCAGACTAGCGCACAGAACCAATTTTTAGGTAATATGATTAACTCTACCGGGGATGCTGTTGTTTCCGGTCTTAATCAAAATACTATCTCAGCTATTCAGAGTGCTAACGCCACTAATTTGGCTATGTGCCAGGGGTTTGGCGGTGTTAACACTGCCCTGGGTAATGGTTTTGGCTCTCTTAATTTGACTGTAGCAGAACAGGCAGCGCAAAACAGGTTACAGGCTCAGGAGCTGGCAAGTCAGCAGCAAGCTTGCTGCTGCCAGGTACTTAGAGCTATTGAAACTGAGGGGTGCCAGAACCGTGAGCTCCAGAGAGAGATCCAGGCTCAGAACATTAGAGATCAGCTGGCCGCCTCTCAGGCTGAAAATGCCGCCTTAAAGGCTCAGCTTTTCCAGACTAACGCCATGGCCCAGCAGACAGCAGCCATTATTAACGCTCTTAAGCCTACTACCACAGCTGGCGCCTAATATTTAGCTTGTAGAGTTAAAGGCTGTATATTTTTCTATACGGCCTTTTTTTAACTGGTTAACTTTTAACCTGTCGGAAAAAGTGACAGGTTGAAAATATAAAGGACTTTGAGATGATTGAGATTTTTACCAAAATTAAAAAGAATGATGCCGCCTTAGATAACTTAGATAATAACCCTGATGCCGCTTATATGAGAGAGTCAGCAGAAACTGATAAAAACCCGCCAGCATCTTGGAACCGTTACGATATTAAAACCTTAGAGGGCATAAATAAGGTTATAGCTATGGAATACCAGGAATTAGCCAGCTTTAAGAGTATGGCAGATTACAGAAAGAACCTTATACACTTAGGGGTAGCACTCTTAAGAGCTTGGAGAATAACAAAAGATGCTAAATAATAACGTTTTAAGTAATAACCTTTTTCAGAGCATTTACAGCCAGAGTAATTTACAGGCACTACAGTTAACTCAGATAGATGGGCATGAGCCTATAGCGGGGTTTACTGATTCCAGCGGTAAAGAGTGGCGATTAGTAAAATCATGTAATGACTCTAGTACAGAGGTACCTGATATTAACAGTGTATCAATTACAGATTATTGGAACCATGAAGTACAGGGCTCTAATAATAAAATATTTGTATATGTAGTAGAGGGCATTAAAAAACCTAAGAATGAAAAAGAGTATCCTTGTAGCGTTATGTATTGCTGGTTTTCTACAGTAAATAACCGGGCCTTTACGCCTCAGATGATAACGCCGGCGGAGTGGCTAATGGCTAATGTTTATGCCGGTAACCTTACAGATACACGTATCTCTAAGCTCAAATATCTTACAGATAATATAGTTAAAAAGCCTGAGACTAAAAATCAGAGGCCGGCACTGATTAAGTTAGAGGACTTTGATGAGACTAAAGGCAGAAAACCTAAACAGGCTGCCGCCGAAAAGAAAGAGGTTATAAATGAATGATGCAGAAAAAGAGCAATTAGATAACATGCTTAAAATCATTAAAGAAAGTGTTATAAGCATAGCTGATAAGCCAGATGTAACACCGGAAATGATTAAACAGGAAATATATAAAAAGGGACTTATCTATCTGGGTAACACTCAAAATTTACAAAATATTGTAGATATTGGGGCTTTAGGTTTAGCTCTGTATTTCAAAAAGTAAAAAAAAGCGGAACCTGTAAAGGATCCGCTAAGTCGAGTGATTACATAGCAATAGTAAAATAAGTGAGGTTATTATATAGCTTTATTTAGACTTAATTCTAATAATTTAGTTAGTTTTTGTAATGTCTGTATCATATCTCTTAATTTATTTGTTTCTGCTGCTATGTTAGTAGTAGAGGTAACAGGTAGCTCAGATTTTATAAAAGCGGATACTGTATAAGTAACCTCCTCTTTTATAAATCTCTCTTTTTCTATTTCTGGTACTGCCTGTTTAACAAGAGGTATCTCTTTAACATTGGCCGTAACAGTAACCTTAATGTTATCTAAGTAAATATACACTGCCTCTAAATAGCAGTCATGCACAATACACACATTTTTAGTATCATAAAAGTGGCTTATGCACTCTTTTATTTTAGCATCTTCAAAAAACTCTAAACTCATTTATTAAACCTCTCTAAATTTGTGTAAACTTAAATTGTAGTGTGTGATTCAGGTGCACTATAGCAAACTGTGATTAGTTCATATTTATCCCTAACTTTTAGCCTCTTATAGCCAGTCAGAATATAAGAGGCATTTTTTTTCATTCCTTGACTAATCTCTTAACTATTCCTTAACTATTCCTTAACTATTCTGTATATGTCATAAGTAATACAGATTCCGTTAGAAGTCTCAGAGCATCTAAGTACATACTGCCTTAACTCTATCTCTGATGTGGTTAGCTGCTGAGCTGTAGCCTCTGCCGGTGTAGTGGTTTGGTCCGTGTTTTCCTTTTCCTTAACTTTAATTGCTAAAACAGATAGAAGAGATACCCAGATAACCATAACTAAAGATAATAAAATAAAACCTTTTTTAGTTTTATCTTTTTCCGGCCAGTTTTCAGAGATTCCGGCCCAGAGGCAAAAGATAAAAGCAGTGGCTAAAATGCCTGTACTTATAATAATCATTAACATTACACAGACTCCCTATCCAGTATGATGTAGAAAAACCATTTTCCTGTAGAGCCTCTAACATTAAACTGATGTGATACATGAATAAAGATAAAATCAATAATATCAGTTATAGATAACTCATTAGCCTGAGCATTTACAATAGCCTCAGCATCCTTAAAGGTAACAGGGCTTTTTGTCTTTTCAGTTTCAGATAATCTGTACTTAGTACAGATAACGATACGATCCTCAGGATCATAATACTCATCGTTATATATTTCTCTTAGCACCTCTATTAAAGTCATAACAGCATCCTCTCTAATCTACACTGTAAATATCTATATCAGGCTCAATAACTGCCTTATAAATGTTTTTAAGAAAAATAAAATAATTATCGTTAGAGTCTTTTTTAATAATAAGCTCTTTTAACCCGTCTAGGGTATCAAACCGCCTGTTATTATTAATTGGGATTCTGGGGTTTTGAGGCATACCATAAAACCCGGCTAACGTCAGATAGCAAATATCTTTACTCTTAATGATGGGGTTTCTCACCTGTGAAAGAAAATCAAACCCGTTATACCTATCACAGATAAAATCACGCTTTACAGAGATAAAAGAGCACTGAGAGTTAAACAGCCAGAGTATTTGCTGTTTATTATTCTGGCTTTCTATCATCTCTAAGAAAAGGTGTATTTTTTTAAGGTTTTTATCTTGCATCTTTTCTAACTGAGCTAATAAGTAAGTACCTGTATATATTCCGTTAGATAACATGCCTAATCCTCTAAAGCTAAAATTAAATCATCAGCCGGCTCTATGTAAATAAAAAGCTGTGATATACACTCTAACTCTTTTGAGTTACGGCTCTTACTAAAAGAGCTGGCTGTTTCACAGAAAAGGACCCTATAACCGGCATAAGTTTTTAAAAGTCTCTTATCTATATGGCTTTTTCTGGTGCGGGTTAATAAAGGCCTCATCTGATCTTTAGTGCGGCTGAAAAGAATTACAGTTATAAACTGAGTACCGGGAAAGAGGGCAAGAGTGCCCTCTAAAGTATCATTTAACATTACAGACTTACCATTAAAACCACTAACATAAAGTAGATAATAACACCTGTAATAGATGCCGCCAGGGTAAGGCAGAGTATCTGCCAGAAAGGGATCTCTTGATTATTCATAACATACTCCTAATCATTTACATAACGTGACTTAATGAGCTCTATTTCTTGGGTAAGAGTATTGAGCTCTTGGTTAAATTTGGCAGTACTGATTACTTTGGAATACAGAGCCGCCTCAAATTTATCCGTAAAAGGGTACTTACCTTTTTCTAAGCTTTGCACATGGCCCAGAGAGTAACCTAAGAGCTGGCCTAACTCAGTTTGAGTTAACCCGCTGATTACTCTGATAATGGTTAAAGTTTCAGGTTTCATAAAAGACTCCTTAACAGCTCAGGCTTTAAATTTTTAGCCAGTAGCTTGGAAACAAACAGAGAGCGTACAAGTAGCACTTTTTCACATGCTGCTAAGAACTTTAAGAGCTCAGCAGCCGCCTCAGGGTTATTAGTATTTCTGGCCTCTGTTATTTCAGCGTTAAGCCTCTGGTACTCTTCGTAAAGGTCAAAATATGATAACCGCTCATAATCTTTGTAAAGCTCAATAGGTGTTAACATGTCTCACCCTCTTTATCATTGTAAAAACTGGTTGTAACTTGGCGTAACATCTCATCAGCGGTACCTCTGATAGAGTTAATAATTTTCTGAGCCTCAGCATTAGATACATCTGTAAAATCTGTTTTTAAATCTACATAGTACTGCTTATCTGTATTAAGTGAGTGCTTATCATAAGCAGCCCTATAGAAAAGCAGATTAACTAAACCGGTATAGCTGTGGCACTGATCGATCTGGGTATCACTCTCTCTATCAATAAGTAAGAATTTGATGTTATGGTATTTCATTCTTATTAAGTCTATAAGGCTTAAATAACTGTTATCATGCATCGGTACATAGCTCTCTAAGAACCAGCGGATAGCTGTATATACATCAGATATTAAAACAGGCGGTAAAGACTCTGTATTACTGATAATTGATAACTTTTTACATGAAACAGGATCAGCAAGATACTCAGAGTGCTCTACTAAATTATATTTAACGTTATCTATCACAGCGGTAAACTTAACATAGGATTCAGAGCTATCTCTGATTAACTTAGCATCAGAAATACTAATCATGCGGCCGCTAGGCGTCATATAACAATAATTAACTTGCATATTTAATAAACCTCGTTTTTTTAAATGCTATAGCACCGGCGGATCTGCTGCCGCCGGGACTTTTGTGTTAAAACTCTATAACTGTGGTGGTTGCGCCAAATACGTCATAATGAGCTAAAAACTCTGTTTCTACTAACCAGTAACTATAATCTTTGGATAAGCCAAAATTTTTAGTTTTTTCCATGGTTTCTAAAAGGTGAGAGATACAGGCAACGCTATCATGATAGCCTATTACATCTAACGCCTTATCTATCTGGGGCTGTACCCAGTCTACATAACGTGCGGTAGAGCTCTGGCCCTGAAAACGCTTAATGCAGTAAGAGTAAGTTATATCCTCTGCTATCTCATCGAAAACAGCCATAACAGCATCTATAATATCCTGATCCACTGATACACCGGCAGAATAAATGCCATGCTTAACCCAGTAAGAACGATCTATAGAGGAACAGTTTTTAAAAACGTCACAAATTAAATCAGATATGCTCTGATAATCATTATCATGAGCAATTAAAATATCCCTGGCGTAAAAAAGTACATCAGGATCTTTAGTGATTAAAGGCAGTATATCTATAATCTGCTCATTTAACTTATAAAGCATGCAGCGCCTCCGTAGTTAAGTTTTGTTTACGAAAAAGGTTAAAATTGATCTCTGAATATGAGAGAGGTAACTCTCTAATGATTATTATATTTAAAAATTAAATAATAAAATATGATATAAATCAAATTAAATGAATAAATATTAAAAAATATAATATTGGTGAGTTATTGCATTTTTTGCAATAGCTGAAAGGATGCACAGCGGCCCTGATGCCGGACCGCCAGAAACTGTTATTTATTCTTTTCTAAAAAATCTAACAGTTTATTGTTAGTTTCACAGCTATTAACTATTTTTTCTAACATTGAAACACGGCGCTCTAAGATTAAGAGCTGTAACTTTCTGTAGTAGTCTTTAGGGATTTTAGCCTGGCGCTCTACTGCCGCTATATAACTGGTGGCGTAACCTAGCAGCTTAGCTAATTCAGCCTGAGATACATCTAAGTACTCAGTACGTATCTTTTTAACATCTAAATTATCTAACTCTATCATTATTTAAATTCCATAGGTTTTATCTTGTAAGAGATTATACGGCGCTTAGGTGCATCAGGCGCTAACCGCTCTGCCGGCTCTGTATCTATATCTTCAATAATTTTTTTAATGATAAAATCCTTATACTCTTCAATATCATTACAGATACTTATTTCTAGAAAGTTTCTTCTGTGCAGCTTTTCAGAAAACTCTAGAAAGCACTTTCTTATATATCGATCATCTTTCCATATATGAGAATGTGTTAGCGAGTCAAAAAGGCATTTAAGAGGGTTATCAATATCTCTTATTAAGTTTCTTGGGTAAAACTTAATGTATATGTACAGCTTATTGATATAGAAAGGGTTATCAATTTTCTTAAACTTATTACATGTTATCATGTACACCTGTTGCCGGTACCATTTACCTTTAGGTTTGATATATACAATGGGAGTACCTTGTCTGTTTTTGGTAACACTGTAATAATCATTTATGCTAGGTGGCATAGGTAATTGTATAGTACTAATCATGCTGCCGCCTTAGCTCTTGCCAGAGTTGAGATAACTAACTTTTTAACATCAGCTATATCTGTTAGTTTCTTGGTTTCAGTTAACCGGTTTAATTCCAGCTCATATATCTGCTTAGATACACTGTAAAGCTTGTTATTTAAGGTGTGTATGCGGGACTGTAATGCTTTCTTTTGTCTCTTAAGAATCGTTATTTTACTATCTAACATTATTACTACCTAACAATAAATTACTACTGATTAAATTATACTAAAAATTTTGTATCTAATAAGTTTTTTCTATAGGAAAAATACAAAAAAATAAAAAGGTACCAAAAAAGTACCTTTTTTTATTTCTGGGTGCCGGCAGAGCCAAAATATTAAAAAACATCAATTTAGCTAACCTGTAAAACCTTTCTGAACTTATCGAAAATCAAAAAGTATCTTGTTGAAAATCAGAAAGTATCTTTTTGATTTTCGAAAAGTATCTTATTGAAAATCGAAAAGTATCTTGTTGATTTTCGAAAAGATAAAGCGCTCATCATTAATTAATAGATCTATAAAAGATCATAAAAAGATCATTAAAATTTTTTTGCACCCGGCAGCCATGCTGCCAGGTGGAAAAGAAAAAAATCAAAAATAAAAAACATCAGTTTGTAAAACCGAACTCTAAAACATTCTTTACACCTAAAAAAGGTGAAATAAAAAAGGTTTTTAAAAATTACCTTTTATTTTTATTGAAAATATCAATAAAAAACAGTATGCTTAATGTACAGAGAATTAAAAAGGTAGTCGCTTACATGAATAACGCTCAAAAAATCTTTTTTATAAAGCTTTATAAGTTTCCTTTCAGCAGAGAGTTAACTCTCTCTGAGTCTGTAATTTTATCTATTTTGTTTGAAAAGGCTAAAGATGATCCTGAGGTGCGGTTTACCAGGAAAAGACTAAAACAGATTATCCCGGCCGGGCTTTCTGATGCCGTAATTAGGAAAACATGCAGAAAACTACAGGCAAAGAAAATAATTAAATTTTCTGCCGGGTCCGGCCGTGGTCATTCCACTAAATTTACAGTTAATACCGCATATATACAGGATAGTTTTAAGAACTAACTATAATAGGAGTTGCTAATGTCTCAGTATTTTAAATCTTATTGTTTAGAGGTAACTAAAAACATGAAATTAGATGCAGTTGAGTACACTTTACTGATGTGGCTTTTTAATGTTTCTCATGTGTATGAGGTTGTTACCCTGAACTTTACCCAGATACAGAACAGGTTACCTTTTGTTATTAAACGCTCTCAGTTTGAGAGAGCTGTAAATAAGCTTATTGATGTGGGTTTTATCTCTAAAAATTCAGATAAGCATAATGTTTCATATCTGGTAAATGAAAATATGCTTAATGAGCTTGTAAATAATAATGGGGACTTTACTGCCGCTAATGATGCCGCCGGGGACTTTGGTGAAGAAAAGAAGAAACCGGCAGAGCCAGAGGCAGAGCCGGTTAGCGTACTCAGAGATCAAAAGAGGCGCTTACCGGATATTATAGAGGCAGATGATGAAAAAGTAAACACTGCTGCCGAACCGTTACCGCCACAGAGCACAGATTTAATACAGTTGCCGGCAGAGCCGTTACCAAAAAAGGCTAAGCGCTCTGTATTTATGGTGCCTGAGATACATGAGATAGCCGATCATATGTATAACTATCTTTCTCAGAAAGGTATAGCTAATCTTGATGCTAAAAAGATAGAGCTAGAGGCAGAAAGATTTTTCTATTATTACAATTCTAACAGCTGGCGAGTTGGTAAGAAACCTATGTCTAACTGGCGCTCTGCCGCCTCAGGCTGGTTATGCAGAAACGATAATCTTAATAAATTCTGTATTACAGGTGCCTCTTTTGATAACTCTTTAGAGCAGTTTCAGAAGTTGGTTAACCCTGATGGATTTAAATTCTATAAATAACGTGGCTTATAAGGGGCTGTAATTGTGGGAATGTTCATTACTTTGATAATCGGAGCTGTGATCGCGCTGCTTTTGTGCTCTTCTGAGAAAAAAGCGGATTCGAACAAAATAGAAAATTTGGAAATAACTCTCAGAAATAAAAATCAGGAAATCGAGCTTTTAAATAAACTCATTTCTCAGAAAGAAGAAATTATTAAGCTTCAGGATGAGTTAATTTTAAAATTCCAGAGTGAATTAAAGAAGATTAAAGAGGATATTAAGAAATGACAGTTGAAGAACTAATTGCAAGGTTGCAGAAAATTGAGAATAAAAAGAGCTGTGTAAAAGTAGCTATTAATCCGTATGGTTATTTGAAGTATGAGGCTATTTGTGATGTAAGAGTAGCTGATGCTAAGGAGAAAGAAACGGTAATAGAACAGCAGAACTTAATACACTTTACTGATAACGGATATGTCATTATTGAAGGTGGTAGAGGTGAATAATGTTAGTTTTTGATAAAAGAATTAAATCAGAAAAGATTATTTTTAACTATTTAAACCGGGCAGAGGCCTTTAAGTATGTTGGCAAATATGGTTATTTTGCTGATTATTTAGATGAGTTTAATGATTTAACTAAAGTAACTGCCACTGTTTTAGATGAAATAAGAAATGTAGAGGGCTGTTTTTTCTGTGATAAAGCTATAGGCGGTTTTAGGTATTTTATACCTGTAGAGCTTTTAGCTGATAAGGCAATAGGTTTAACACCAAAATATAGGCCATATACATTAGGTGAGTTTATTACAGAGTTTAAGCTTGGTGAGACTCAAATAAAAGTAAAGAATAAGGATCATAATGTAGAGTCTGTTGTGTTGTTTACCGGCTATGAAGATTGGCCAGGTGAGCAAATAGTACATTTAGGATCATGGGCCTATAGCTTAAAAACACTATTCCAAAAATTTGAGATTAAAAGATGGGTTAATGGCCGGTGTGCGTGGGTCCCTTTTGGCCAAAAAACTGCCGATTATATCGGACTTGAAAAGATATATTTAGAAAAAGATGATGCAGAAATAGAGGACTCTAATGAATAAAATAAAAGATTCAGATGGTATCGATCATTATTTTCCGGAAAATGCGCATAATTGCCGAGTTATAAAAAGAAGAGTTTTAACTCCAGATGAGATTAATATTTTTGCAAAAGAAGAACAAAAATATTTATCAAAACATCTTGTATTATCTAGGTATGTTTATTTTCACTCTAAACATAATGCTTTTTATAACGATGATGGAAAAATAAATAAGATGCTCACACATCTTTACTTAAAGAAAACAAATAAAAATCAATGAGGATGCTGCTTATGATTAAGGCTAGTGATGATTTTAAGAGTTTATTAAATGATGTAAAAAATTATACAGATTATAAGCTGAGATTTGAGGCCCTTGGGGCTGGTGAAATTGAATACTATAAAGCTGTATTAGAATTAGCAAGAGTTTTATTAGGATTAATTGATTCAAAAGAGGCAGATGTATATATAAAAACACAGTTAGAACAGGCTTACGATGAGTATGAGGCTACAGAAATAGAGGACTCTGATGAATAGAAAGAAAATTATAAATAATTGGGAATTGCAGAAAAAGTTATTTTTTAAGTATCTCAGGATTATATATATCTCACCGGCTTATATTAAGTTAAGTAAAAATTTTACAGTGAGATTTATAAGGCTTTCTGAGTGCATGCCTGAGTATATTTATAAGCAGTTGGTAAATGAGCTTAATAATTCTTATGCCTCTGAAGAGATGCGTTACACTGCTAAAGGTGTTTTAGAAACCATAAAACTAATTAAAACAAATAAAGATCAATGGGGATATAAGTTAAAGCTTGCCAGGCGGCAAATTTTAAGAGGTAGATTAAAATCAGAGGTGAAAAAATATTACAAGAGGCATATAGTCTAATGAAAAAATAGATAAAACTGTTGCAAAATTTGCAAATGTTCAATTTAACTTTATAGGCGGTAATTTATGACTAGAGAAGAATGTGTAACACTAATTTATAATGAATGTATGCGCATAGATAAGCATAAAAAAACAATAGTATGTTGTTTTAATTCTAGAAAAGTAATGCAAGACTTTATACAAGCTTTTTTTGATAAGTTTATTTATGTACGTGGTACTAAAATTAATTTAAGTACTGTTAGTAACTTTTTTAGTACTCACTGTGAAAACACTAATATTTACATGCTGCTGGATGGCTGTAAAAATTTAGATGGTATAAATCCTGATATATTTATCAGTGAAGAGGGGTTTTACTATTCAAATATAGTTGAGGTTTTAAGGCATAAATTATTAGCTGTAAAAAACTCTCAATTTATTACTTTTAATTGTGAATAAATCACAATTTTTAATACTTAATGGAGTTGCTATGGAATATCAAAAATTTAAAACTTTATGGCTTACCTTTAACCAGGCAGTTAATTATAACTATTCTGCCACTGATGCCGCTATATCTATACCCTTTGAATTATTAGGCGGGTACTCTGAAAAGTTGTTAATTACAGCTATGAAAGAGGCTGTTAAAACCGCTGAGTATCAAATTAAAGTTTCAGATGTGCTTAACAGCTTAAGATGTTTAACCGGTGATACAGATGCCGCCAGAGAGTTAAGAGCTCAAAAAGCTTACGCTGCTATAACATCAGTGCTTTTAAGTTATGGCTTATACCATGATTATCTTATAGAGGATCGTATTACTGCTGCTATAGTACAGGACTTTGGTGGACTTGAGAGCTTTTATAATAATGAGTTTAATGATTTTACAAGAAACAAATTTATTAGATATTATTTAGATTATCTGGAAACTAAGAGAGACTTGCCGCCTTATAAAATCTATAAAGGGCTTTATAGTATTACCTCTGTAAAAGTTATTCCGGCAGATTATCAGCAGAATACTCTAACTTTAACTCAGAGCCAGGCAGAAAAGCTAATAGAACATCAGGAAATAATCCCGGCCAAAATTAGCTATATGTTAGCTCAGGAAAATAATAAAATAGCTTATGATGCTGCTGATGAAAACAGAGATACTACACCGGCAGATCCTAAAGAAATTGAAAGAGTATTCACAGAGTTATTAAAAGCTCTTTCATAATCTCAAAAAATGAAGATAGTCATGCCGCCTATAGGTTATACTTAAATAAAAAATGATCTAAAGGCGTTATAAATATGGATAAGTTCTTAACATGGCTATCTGAAAACTCAGCAGTAATAACCGGCGCTGTATTTGCTTTCATGATTGCTTTTGTTCAAAAAAAAGAGGGTAACATTATGGAAAAAATAACCGGCGCTTTCTTATGCAGCCTGTTTAGCACAGGGCTTTTTTATGGTGTAGTGTCAGTTTTTCCGCAGTGCCCGCAAGTAGCAGCTGTGGCTATTGGGAGTTTTGTAGGCTTTTACGGCGTTGATGAATGTAAGAGACTTATCTCAGAAAAGATTAAGAACTTATTAGGAAATACTAAAAATGACTGAAAACCATGTAATGACTCTTTCTAAAACAGGTTTAGACTTTATTAAAAAATGGGAGTCTTTATCTCTTAAAGCTTATAAATGCCCTAAAGGAATATGGACTATAGGTTACGGCCATACATCTGGGGTTAAGCCAGGCATGCAGATTACCAAAGAAGAGGCAGAGGCTTTAATTAAAAAAGATGTGTTTATGGCTGAGAGTGCTGTAAATGAATTACAGCAGTTTTTTAGTTATCCGGTTATGTCTCAAAATGAGTACGATGCTCTTGTAAGTTTAGTGTTTAACATCGGTACTGATGCCTTTAGAAAAAGCACGCTTAGAAAATACATAATACTGGGTTATCCAAAGAAAACTATAGCGGATCAGTTTCTTGTATGGACTTATGTAAATAAAAAATACTGCCAGGGTTTACAGAATAGGCGCAGAGAAGAAAGGCAGATATATCTTAACTGTTATCAATAAAAGGAAACGGCCCACAGTTTTTTAAGCTGTAAGGCCGTTGGAGTCGCTTATTTATAAGTATAAGTAAATTTTAATAAAATACAAGTATTTTTTATAAATTATGAGTTATGGCATGCCCTATAAGGGATCTAAAAGTGAAATAGTTAAAGAGTTAATAGATAATCTGCCGCCAGGGGATCATTTCTATGATCTTTTTGGTGGTGGTGGTTCTGTAGCTCAGTATGCTCTATTGAGCGGTAAATACAAGTATGTACACTACAATGAGTTAGATCCTCTAGTCTTTAAAGCTTTCAGCATGGCTATAGCCGGGGACTTTGCGGTTTATAATTCTTTTGTAAGCCGTGATGAGTTTCATGCTTTGAAGAATACAGATCCTTATACAGCGCTCTGCTTTAGCTTTGGAAACTCATTTACTACATATCTGTACAGCCCATTTAAAGAGCATTGGTTTAAGGCTCTACATAATGCACTTGTATTAAATGACTGGACTTTAATTGATGAAATTATGCCGCCAGGGGTTTTATCAGCCTGGCATAAAAAGTACTTTATAGAGTGGCTACATTTTAATACAGCTGCCGCCATGGACTTTTATGGTCGGTGGTATCGTGAAAATTACGATCCTGATGTTACTGAGCAGATACCAGAGCCGTGGCGTTTGGTGCATCTTGAAAGAGTTAGCAGATTAAGAGAGCTGGCAATACTCAGAAAATACTTTTATAACGGCAGATTACTCTTAACTAATGATAGTTATGATGCAGTACAGCTAGAGCCTGATGCTGTTTTATATTGTGATCCTCCGTACCGGGATACAGGCGGTTACAGGTTTAAATTTAATCATCAGGACTTTTACAGTTGGGCCAGAAAACAAAAAAATATTTTTATATCAGAATATGAGGCGCCGGCAGACTTTAAATTATACTTTGAGATAAATAAGAGGGTGCTGCTGAGTAAGGACTCTAATGGTAAGACTGTATCAGAGAAAGTATATACTAACCCTGAGTTTAAAGAGAGTTTTGTACTATGTTAGATATAAGCAAGCTTGTAATGCCGTTTTTTATATTTATTATTGTTTTCTCTGTAATAACTTACAGCTATCATAGGGGTTACGCTAATGGTACTGATGCCCAGAAGAAAAAGCAAACTGCCGAACTGATAAAAGCACAGGATGAGTACATGAGGCGGTACATACAGCTTGAAAACTCACAAAACTTACAGCTCAAAAATTACCAGGACAAAATTAAATCACTGGAGGCCCAGCATGAAAAGAACATCAGAGAACTCACAGAAGAAAATATTAAAGTTAAAGATGCTATTAGTGTTAGTGAGTTGCAGCTTGATAAGTGCATGCACAGCAGTAAACCCGCCGCCGCTAAAGTGCCCTCAGCCAAAAATACCGGGGACTTTGAGTGCATCAGAGCCGACAAATTACGAAACAGAATTAAAAACACTCTGGATATCGGGCACCGATGCGACAAACTAGCAGAGAGGTATAACACTCTGTTAAAAATTTGCAGTGAGCATTAAAAAAATAAAGCATGTTTCTATAACATGCTTTTTTAATGTTATAATTATAACAGTATGATTATTTAGCATAGGTGTTTGTAATGGGTCAGGCTCCGTTAAAGCCATGTAGGCATGTAGGTTGTAAGTGCTATGCCGTGGCTGGTGGTTATTGTGAAAAGCATCAGAAAGATAAATTTAACTTTATCAGAGAGAAGAGGATCAGCCCGTCTAAGCTGGGTTATGGCCGCCGATGGGATGCCGCCAGAAAGAACTTTCTAAGAGCTAATCCGATATGTAAGGTATGTGGTAAACCAGCTACAGAGGTGGATCATATCATACCTCATAAAGGTAACCCGGTACTATTCTGGGATCGTGGAAACTGGCAGAGCTTATGCCATAGCTGCCATAGTAAGAAAACCATAAAAGAAAATGGTTACTATAGAGGTGCTAAAAATGAATAATGAATTACTAAATAAATTAGATAAAGAGAGTGTTATTTTTAATGATTATAAATTTTTAGCAAAGTACTTAGAGGGTTATACCGTTATATTTAAGTGCCCAGAAAACAAAATAGAAATAACTAACTCTTTTAGAAGTGTAGAGCTTTTAAGAACTGATGATTACTACTATACATGTATATGTGATAAAGAATTAACAAGTAAACAGGACTCAGAGTTATTTAAACTTTCAAAAATACTTGATAAGTTAAAAATGATTTTTGATTTTGAATTGATAAAACAAGATAGCATTTTAAAAAACTGGTGCTCTGCTACTGCTGTAGATACCAAAATAAATAAAGATGCTAAGCATGTACATTACCTGTATAAATTAAAATTTAAACCAGAGTTAAACCATGCAGAGTTAGAAAAACCGGATGTTATAAAAATTTTAAATACTCTAGAAATGGTAAATTATACTCTTCAAAGAGAGTTATCTGTAAAGAGTCGTGAGTCTTGGGATTTAGATGGCGTTGTATTAGATATGAAAAATATCTTAGCTGAAATAAACGCAGAAAAAGATAAAGAGCTTAAACAAATAAGAGGCTTTAAGCATGAATAAACACAAAATTTTGCCGGTGCCTGAGGTACCTGATAAAGAAATATTAAAAGCTGCTTTTTTTCACGTTAGGCGTGCTTATGACCTTATAAACCTCTCTGCCAGAGATAAAAATAATGCTGAGTTTACTGATGTTTATCAGGGACTTTCAGAGCGTTTATCATGGTGTATAGCTAATATCTATGCTTTGATAGAAATAAAAGAGGATATACTTAGATTAAAAGCTGAGCTTGATAGAAGAGAGAAAGAAAAAATTAACGGCAGTGCAGACGATGTACAAAAAACAAGCTAGATATAACAAGTGTAAATAAAATGTTAAATCATAAAGGGTAGGGGGGACTCAAAAAAATTAGGGGCTTGCATGAGTAA